CCTAAAGCAGAAGATTGGTCATCTAAAAACAAGTGGTTTGGTACTGATAATGCAATGACTTACACCGCATTTGATATACATAGAAGACTTGTGGAGGAAGAAGGCTTTGATCCATCTAGTAATGAATATTATTCTGAAGTAGATAAGAGAATAAGACTTGAATTCCCACACAAATTTGATACAAATAGGGATACTGCAGCTGATGGTGGACAAGTTCCAACTCAGACTGTTGCTAGTGCCAAACGTCCGGCAGGAAAAGGACGCAGAAAAACCGTGAAGCTCACACCCTCACAGGTAGCAATTTCTAAAAGATTAGGTGTGCCACTCGAAGAGTATGCGAAACAATTAGCCGCGAAGGAGGTATAAGCATATGAATAAAAAAGATACAGCAAATAAAACTGTTAAAACTTCCCGCGTGAGTCAAACTAGGGCTAAACAAGAAAAGCCTAAAGTATGGACTCCTCCATCATCACTAGATGCACCACCTGCGCCAGACGGGTATAGACATAGATGGTTACGTGCCGAAAGTATGGGCTTTGATGATACAAAGAACATCTCAGGTAAAATAAGATCCGGATGGGAGTTAGTTAGATCTGACGAATATCCTGATAGTGACTATCCAGTTGTTACAGACGGCAAATACGCAGGAGTGATCGGGGTTGGTGGCCTTGTGCTGGCAAGGATAACCGAAGAGCTCGCAAAGTCGCGTGAAGAGTACTTCAAACAGAAGACTATGGATCGCAATGAGGCTTTAGAAAACGATGTCTTGAAGGAACAGCACCCAAGTATGCCGATCAATCAAGATCGACAGACTCGTGTAACTTTTGGTGGCTCAAATAAAGACTAATCTTTATTTTATCCATCGATTTAACTAACCCTTTAAGGAGGAAAACAATATGGCAAATTTAGATGCCCCTTTTGGTTTCAGCCCGGTTGGAAAAATCGGCGGCGGTACATCGCCCGCAATGAACAGTTACAGCTCGTTAGCAGCATATGGCACTGCTATCTTCCAAGGCGACCCGGTTAAGTGCGTTGAGGCAGGTGGCGACGTCCAACTCTTTGCAAAAGGAGATGGTGGCACTGCAGCAACTAACTGTATTGGTGTTTTTTGGGGTTGTAACTACGACGATTCAAACGGCAAACCAACATTTACTAACCAAAAAGCCGCTAGTTTAGCGACGACTTGTTTTGTTTATGACAATCCATACCAAGTATTCGAAATACAAGGTGATGCAGCTTCTGCTGTAACGGATAGAAGTAAACTTGGCGATATCGCTTCAACTGCCGGCTCAACAACAACTGGTGTTTCAAAGACAGAAGCAGACTCAGCAAACTGGGGAACTGGTGCTAACATTAAAGTTGTAGGCTTTTCAACAAAAGAAGGTCGCAACGATGTAGGCTCAGCTAACTTAGTGTATGAGGTTCTGATCAATGAACACAAGTACAAATAATAGCAGGAGGACATAACTATGGCTATATCAAGACAACAACTAGCAAAAGAGCTAGAGCCTGGTCTGAATGCATTATTTGGACTAGAGTACAAAAACTACGAAAATCAGCATAAAGAGATTTTCGACACAGAAAACAGTGACAGAGCTTTTGAAGAAGAAGTAATGTTATCTGGTTTCGACAAAGCAGCCGTTAAGTCAGAAGGCGCTGCTGTGACTTATGACCAAGCACAGGAAACTTACACTGCAAGATACCAACATGAGACAATTGCTCTCGCTTTCTCACTAACTGAGGAAAATGTTGAAGATAACTTGTATGATAAGATTTCTACGCGTTATACTAAGGCACTAGCACGTTCTATGGCTCAAACAAAGCAAACTAAAGCAGCAAACATTCTAAACAATGCTTTCGCTGCTGCGTCAGTTGGTGGTGACAACGAATCTTTAATCGGAAACGCTCACCCTACTATCGCAGGGAACCTTAGCAACAGACCGTCTACTCTGTCTGACTTGTCTGAGACTTCTCTTGAGCAAGCTATGATTGACATTGGCAATTTCAAAGACGAAAGAGGTCTTAAGATTGCTGCTAGAGGTATGAAATTAATTATACCTGCTGACGGTCAATTTACTGCTGAGAGGATTACAAAATCCGCTCAACGTGTTGGAACAGCTGATAATGACATCAACGCTCTTAAATCTATGGGGATGATTCCTCAAGGTTATGTAGTTAATAACTACATCAATGATGGAGAGCAGTGGTTCATTAAGACTGATGTTCCTAATGGATTGAAGCACATGGTCCGTGCGCCGATTAAAACGGCTATGGAAGGTGACTTCGAGACAGGTAACATGAGATACAAAGCTAGAGAAAGATACAGCTTCGGCTGGTCTGACTGGCGTGGTATCTACGGTTCTGACGGTACTGCTTAATAAGTAGAACTGTTAGGTCTAACCTAATTAGAGGGGCGCTTCGGCGCCCCTTTTTATTTGCATAATATAGTTAAAAAGCATATACTCGCTTAACTGCGATAACAAACTAATGTAGACGCGCGCAGGCGACGGCCTAGAGACTACATTAAACATAACTAGGAGGATTAAATCATGGCAACAACAACATTTAGAGGACCTGTTTTAGTTGGTAAGAAAAACGAAGCTGGTGTAACTGGATACAATATCGAAGCAAAAGAATCTAATTACACTGTCGTAGCATCTACTGACTCAGGAAAAACACTCACATCTAAGACTGATGGTGTAGTTTTCACTCTACCAGCTATTGCGGTAGGAAACGTATTTACATTTGTAAATACTGGTGAAGACGGACATAACACTTTTACTATTAGCCCTGCGGCTGCTGATGGTATTTTGTACGTAGGAGGTTTAGTTGATGACAAAGACCTTATTAATACAAAAGCAACATCAAAAGTTGGGGACTATGTAAAAATAGCAGCTTTAAACTCTACTGCCCATTGGACAGTAGTTGAAGCTCAAGGTGTTTGGGCTAAAGAATCGTAAGATTAATTAACAGTGGGGCTTCGGCCCCACTAATTTAGGAGGAAAATATTATGGGTGGTAGTTCTTTTACATCAGATCAAAAGACCGCACATGTAACTAGTGACGACACAATGGTCACTACTTCTTGTAGAGTAACTTCTATTCAAGCAAAAGGTAATAATGCTAACTGTGCTGTTGTATTGTATGACAATGCCTCAGCTGCATCAGGTACTGCACATACTTTCTTGTTTGGAGAAGAAGGGTTACAAATTTATATACCAGGAAGCGGTATTAGGTTTAAAAACGGCGTGTATTGTGATTTAACAACTACAGGTGGCGTAACTATTACGTACAATTAGGAGGTAGTTTATGGCAACGTCCGGAACAACTACATTCGAAAGTGGTTTTGCAATTGATGATATTATACAGGAAGCCTATGATCGTATAGGTATTCATGCTGTAGGCGGTTATCAATTAAAGACAGCAAGACGTTCATTAAATATAATGTTCCAAGAATGGGCTAATCGTGGCTTACATTATTGGGAAATGGGCAACACCAGTATTGATCTTGTTGAAGGTCAAGCAGAATATATTTTTTATAGAGCAGTAGGAGACGGCACAAGTGTTACAACTGTTCCTACTAATGGTATTTATGGTGTCGATGATATTTTAGAAGCTACATACAGAACAAATTATAACACTACTTCTCAAAACGATTCTGCTCTTACTAAGATAAATAGATCAACTTATTCTGGACTCTCTAATAAATTAACTAAATCTACACCAACACAATATTATGTACAAAGATTTATAGACAGAACTGTAATGACGCTTTACCCGACTCCAGATGCTACAGCGGCTGGTAATTATGTGGGTGCTTACTATGTAAAAAGAATTCAAGATGTAGGTGGATATACTAATACTTCAGATGCCCCTTATAGATTTATACCTTGTATGGTTTCAGGATTAGCTTTTTATCTTTCCCAAAAAGAAAAGCCTGAGTTAGTTCAACAAATGAAATTATTGTATGAAGATGAATTAAACAGAGCTCTTGTAGAGGATGGTTCTTCTACGAGCACTTATATAACCCCACAGGCTTATTATCCAAATGTCTAATTTTTCTACAGGTAAATATGCAAAAGCTATCTCGGATAGAAGTGGCATGCAGTTTCCATATAGAGAAATGGTTAGAGAGTGGAATGGAGCGTGGGTGCATAAAAGTGAATACGAACCAAAACATCCACAATTAGTTCCAAGAATATTTAAAGGCGATGCACAAGGATTACAACATGCAAGACCTGCAAGAGTAGAGCCCCCTGTTGCACACCTCTTGACTGAAGATGCTATGCAGGCAGGAGTTACTGATAGTATTGTAGTTAATGTTAATGATCCAGGTCACGGTTATAGTACCGGGGACCGTCTTAAGTTTACAGGGTGTGAATCCCACTTCCCTGACTACCCACAAGTTTCTCATATTCAAGATCACGATATTAATGCTTCGGCCGGTCACATACTTACTAAAATAGATAGTGACAATTATTCTTTCAGTCCTAATGATATTATAGAAGAATGGTTAGAAACAAATTGCAATCCAGGAACTACAACTGTTTATGTTGATATGGATGGGGTGCTTACAGAATATTACCACAGAGTAGCTGAATGGGTAAACGTAAGCTCAGGAAGACCTTTTGATGGTGATTGGTATGATATGACACCTGCAGATGAAGTATCAGCAATAGCTACAGCTCCAAGTGATTGGTTCGAAGATTTAGATAAAAGAGCTGAAGCAAATGCTTTAATAGATTTAGTAATGGCAAAAAATAATACTTGGGATGTTTTATCTAGTGGGCCAACCTATAATGCACAAAAGACAGCTTGGATAACCGCTGAGTTTGGTACTCCTGGTTCTGGTAGTGGAAGAGCTCCCGCTACTGTTAATTATGCTACAGGGTTTAATAAAGGTCCTTATGGAGGAGCAAATAAAATGTTAATTGATGATAGAACTTCTTATATAGATCAGTTTGAAGCTGCTGGGGGCAAAGGCTTTAAATATTTTGAAAGTGGTGGTATAAGAAAGTTTGGAGGAGGCAACATGTCCGTAGGACCGCTTACAGTATTACCATGACAACATTCACTGAATTAAGAACACAGATTAGAGATTATACAGAAACAGATAGTGCTGTTCTGACAGATGCTATTGTTGATGATTTTATAGAACATGCGGAACTTAGAATATTTAAAGATGTAGACTTAGATTGTTATAAAGATGTCATGAATGGGGCAACTGCAGCTAATAACAGATGGGTTCCTTTACCGGGACAGACAGCCGCAGCTACTACACCTAAATTAACTGATTATGCAACTATTAGATACGTCACTATTTATTTAGACTCAGGTACTAAAGTTAGACATAAATTAATCAGGGTAGACTCTGATTTTATGAATGAGTATTATGATACACCAGAAACTGGCTCTTCTAGTATGCCAAAATACTATGCACAATGGGATGAAGGCACATTGGTACTTGCACCAACTCCAAATGCAATATATAAATTTGAGGTAGGATTTACAAAATTACCTACAGGGTTATCAGGAAGTAATACTGAGACCTGGGTAAGTGTAAATGCACCTAGAGTACTTTTGTACGCTAGTTTATGTGAAGCTTATAAGTTCTTAAAAGCTCCACAAGACCAACAAGTGTTTGAACAGTCTTATAGAGAGTCTGTTACAGCGCTTGCACAAGAACAAATGGGTAAAAAACGTAGAGATGAGTACAGGGATGGAGCAATTAGAATTCCAATTCCTAGTGCGAATCCATAATTAGGAGAATACTATGGCAATATCACAAGCAGTTGCAAATGTTTTTAAAATGAACTTGCTAAAAGGAAATCATAACTTTAATACAGGTATGACGTACAAAATAGCTTTATATACTTCTTCTGCTACTATGGGAGCTACTACTACACATTATGTCACAACAAATGAAATAGCTAATACTTCAGGATCTGCTTACTCTGCAGGGGGAAAACAATTACAAAACCCTACGGTAACAGGTGGATCAGGTGTTACGCCAGCTTATGTTGACTTTGATGACATTTCTTGGACAAGTGCTTCATTCACAGCGAATGGTGCTTTAATTTATCGTTCAGATAATAACTTGTCTAATACTGATG